GGAGGCGGCGGAGTTGCCGTACGAGCCCGAGGAGCCGACACACACGAAGCTCGTCGAGGTGTCGACGTTCGGCGAACGAGACCACCAGGTGGCGGCGGAGCCGTTGACTTTCTTGACCCGGGAGGCGTTGTCCGTGAAGAGGGGGTAGGTCGTCCCCTCGTCCTTGTAGCCGTTGTCCGTAGTGAGGAGGCCGACCTCCTTCATAGAGGCGATCCACAAAGAGTCGTTCGTGGTCTGGATGGTGGTAGATTTATTCCCGGAAGTGGTCTTTTTCTTGACGGGCTTGATGATGGCCCGCCATTCAGCGGGGAATTTGTTGAGGTAGGTTGCCATACTCGACCGCATAGCCGAGGAGCTCCACCCGCCGACGTTGGTGTCCGAGGTGTTCATCTTGGCGGTGGCGTTGAGGCAATCGTACATCATAAAGGACATTTTGGCCTTGCCTCCCGCCACGAGGTCGTCATGGTCGAAATCCTCCAGGCGAAGGGTGATAACCCGCCCGTCCGTGAGGGTGACGTTCACGGTGTCCCCGATCTTGAAAACGTCCTTGGCGGCCCCAGCTTGTCCCACGGCGTTGATGTCTGCGGGCTTCATCACGGCGAGGGAGGGAAAGGACTTATTAAAAATGCCGATTACCTCCACGGCGAGAGTGTCCGTATAGGTGGCGTTTGCAGATACAACGGTGATCGTCCAGTTTCCGAGCTTGCTCGGGTACATGGTAACGGCCCCCTTGGTGCTCGCCGTGCCAGTGAGGGTAATGTCCCCCTGCTTGAGGGTTACGGCGGCCCCGGGAACGGTCTTGAGGTTGAGGACGGCGGGGGTGGAATATACGCCGTTGTCCAAATCCTCCCGGATGGAGGTGATCTGCTGTTGGAGCTTGGTCGCCGTGTTCTCGTCCAGGACTTCCTTGAGCATATTAAACCAGTCGTCGAAATCCTTTTGGCAGTTCTTCATAAAGTCCGAAATGTCGAGCTTTTCCACGAGACAGCGCACCACGCCGCAAACGCTGTCGTCCGGGCGGGTGTCCTTGATGTTGCTCTGTGTAATGGAAATCGCCGAGGCCGGGACGGTGATCTCCGCAAGGCCGAGGTCGTAATAATCGGCATTGCGGAGGAGGGCCGGGGCGGCGGGAGAGGCGGCGGGCGTCCCCTTGACGAGGATTGCTCCGATTTTCCGCTCTGCGGTGTCCATGCGGAGGACGAGGCGGTCAATTCTGGGCTGGGCCGCCCCAGCGGCAACGGAAAAGCTCATGGTGGAGGTGTTCTCGTAGAGGTGTCCTCTGATCCACGCTTTGCCCACCCCGAGAGAAACGGAAAGGGCCCCCGCCGCTGTTACGGCGAGAGGGTCGTCGGTTGCAACGGAAACGCCGGAGGTGATAACGTCGCCGAAATAGGCGGCGAAATCCTCCGCCCGGTAGACCCGGTCGGCGTTCACACTGTCAAACGGAAAATATTTTTCTCCCATTTTATACAATCTCCTTTTCCAGTTTTTTATAAATTGAGGGGACAGCGTCCCCGAGGGTCACGTCATAGGAGGCCCCGCCCCGCTCGTAGTAGGCCGTAATCTCCGAGATATAGGTCTGGGAGGTGAGGTTGTATTTCTTATCCAGCACCGTCACCTTGTCCCCCAGACCGAGGCGGCGGGTAAGGGTCGGGTCTATCTCCGCCTCAAGGGAGAGTACATCTACTTGCTTTGCGAGTTGCTCCCGCCCCTTTTGGAGGAGTTCTTGGTCGTACTCGGCGAGGACTTGGGCCTCCGTCTCTCCGGCCTCCTCGTCCGGCTTTGGGCGGGAGGTGGAGCCTCGGACGAAGATCTCCCGGCGAGAAAGGCCGCTCCCTCCCACAATGGACTTTTCGTATTTCTGCCCGGTCTCCTCGTAAGTGAAGCCGGAAATGAGGGCGGTGTTGCGGGCGGAAGAGCTGGAACGGGTGTAGACCTCCGAGACGACGTTGTTCCGATCCCGGGAGACCACCACCCACGGCGTCGCCGTTTGGGTCGTGCGCCGGTCTACGCCCATAAAGGCGGAAAAGCGGAGGCGGCGGGCCTCTTTGTCCAACGTCACATCAAAGCCCACCTCCGAGGCGGCGGAAATATCGTCAAGGAGCTTCTCAAGGTTTTCATTTTCCGTTGTCCTCTGGATCGTGGGCGTGAGTCCCGCCCGGGGGGCAAGGTCAAGGTGGGGAATTTTCCGGGAGGCGTCAGAGGGAGCGACGGCGTTCTCATTTACGGCCCGCCGTGCGAAATCCTCCACCGTCCCGGAAAATCCGACGATGTTGTTCCACACGATCCGCCGCCCGAGGATGGCCCGGAGGTTTTTTCCGCTGGCCGTTATCACCTCGCCGTCCTTTGAATTTTCACAGATCACGGAGTCTATGTAGACCGCCCTGGGCCCGCCGTCCTCCCAGAAAATGAGGTTGTCCTCCTGGAGGAGGGAAAAGAGCTTTTCCGTAAATGGGGCCTTGAGCTTGAACGACCCGCTCCCGGAAAATTGCCGGGTGTGGACAAGGGAGTTGAAGTTGTTTACGATCCCCAGCACCTCAAGGGCGGGTGAGAAAACATAGAAATCCACGGCCTACACCCCCAAATAGCGTTGATAATAGAAAATGTTGACGGTCATGGCGTCTGTGTTATCGTCTGCGGAAAAATGGAGCTGGATTTCCCCGACCGGGGCCTGGAGGAAGGTCGAGGAGAGGTCGAGGCTGTTAATAGCGTCCTCCACGGTGTCGCCTCGGTAGCTATAAACGCTTTCTTGCCCGTAGTTGGTATTGACTACCACGACCTCCCCGGCCTCCATTGTACGGTTGAGCCTGATAAATTCCCCGGTGTCCGGGTTTGTGAGGACGGGGTTTGGGATGGTAGCGGCGGCGGTAAAGCGGATCAGGAGGCCGGTCGCCACGTCCCCGCCGTTTTCCAGCGTGGCGATCAGGCCCGCCGTTCGGTCTGCGAAGGTAAATCCCTCGTAGATTTCAAGGGGCCAAATGAAATTCGGCTCCCATTCGACGATTTTCCGAGCTTTCTCCACGGCGTCCCGGAAAAGGGGGTCGTGGGAGGTGGCGTCGATCACAAATTGAGCGACCCGGGCGTTGTTGGTGAGCTTTGAGGCGGTGAATTTCACCGTCTCGTCCGCCCTGCACTCAAGAGCCCGCTCGGGTGAGGGGTAGATGGTAAAGGGCTCCCTCGGGTCACACATTTGGTAGAGGGTGGCCTTTTTCCTCTCCATTTCTTCCGCCGACTTGGCCTTGATAAAGCCGATGATCTCCACGGGTCGGGTGTCCAGTGCGGAGCTTAATACTCGGTCTCCGATCTGGCCGGTGCCCTTTGCCGTTGCATGGGAGGCCCCGATAGAGCCATAATCGACGGAGGTAAGGACATAATTTGAACGGTCAAAGATGATTTTCTTGTCGCCTTTTTCGAGAGCGTATAGCATGATTGGCCTCCTTTACTGGCTCAAGGCGAGGTCACGTTGGGCCTTTTTGACCTCTCTGGCCGTCTCTTTCTCGTCGAGGGCTTTCGGCGAGTTGACCGTTACATTGACGGTGGTGCCCCCTCCGCTTTTTCCGTTCCCGGAGCCGGAGGAGGTTTTGGGGGGGCTTGTCGTAGTGGCGGAAGGGGCGGATTTTGCCGCCGCCGTGGAGATGGTGGAAGTTGCGGAGCTAAAGGCCGAGGCCGCCGCCTTTCCGAGGGCCTCATATTTGGCGATCAGTTGGCCCCGCATACTCTCCGCCCCGTCAATGTACCCCTGAATGGTCGCCGCTCCAGCGGCCCCAGCTTCTACGGAGACGTTGAGGTTATCCACGGCCTCGTTGACTCTCTGCTCAAGATCGGACATTTTGTTGGAGAAATCGGTTTCCATTTCGGCCACCGTGGAGGAGAAATTCTCCTTTCCTTCCTCTACCCGTGCGAGCTGGGCATTGAGGGCGGCAATATCTTCCTCTCCGCCCTCCACAATGGCGGCGAGGATTTGAGCGGACTCCTCGGAGCCGTCCGAGAGCTTTTGAATGAGGCCCTCGTCAACGCCCAACTCCATGGCCCGTTTGATGTTCTCGGCGTAGGTGTCCATATAGTCCACCTGCCCCTTGAGGGTTTCAATGAGATTATCAATGGAGGTTTTGGCGGAGCCGTCCAGCTCATTGAAAAGGCCGAGCTGGGCCTCAATGCTTTTCTTTGCCTCGTCATGGGCGTCCCGGTAGGACTGTTCAAGAGCCTCCATTTCAGCGATCAGGCCGGTCACGGTGGCCGTCATTTCGGTGGTGGCGGTCTGGCTGGCCTTTTGCCATTCACCGTAGGCGGCGGACTCCTCCTCAAGGGCGGAAATCTCCGCTTGGTTTGCCTCATACGCTTTTGTGAGCTCGTCGACGTTGTTTTGGAGCGTTCTCGTATTCCACGCCCCGGCCTCTTGGGCGGCGGAGAGGGCCTCCTCCGCCTCCTGAAGGTGGGCGTTGATCTCCGCCTGTTCGGTCTTGAGTTCGGAGAGGCGGGCCACCTGGGCCTCATATTCTTCCTGTGCGGCGGCCCGCTCGACCATGGCCTCGACTTCGGCCTCGGTCAGTCCCACAAGGGCGTCCTTCTCCTCGTCATAGGCAAGTCCCAGCTCGGGGACGGCCTCGTTGAGCTGGCCGATCAGTTCAAGGATCGTGTCTTTTTGGGCGGCGGTCTTTTCCTCCACGGCAAGTTCCGCCTCAAGGGCGGAGAGGAGATTTTCGGTGTTCGCCTGTCTCTCCTCCATGCTCTCCGTGAGTTCCTCATGGGCTTTCTTGCTCTCCTTTAGGGACTCGGTAAATTCCTTCGTTTCCTTGTCTGCGCTCCCGAGAGAGGAAATCCAGCTCCCCACCGCAAAGACAAGGGCCCCCACCGCCGCCGTTACGGCTACGATGGGACAAAGGCCCATGGAGAGGTTAAGGGCGTCCTGGGCCACCTTTGCCGCCGCTGTTACCGCCGTATAGGCGGCAATCCCGGTAGAGAGGAGTCCCACGGCCACCGCCGCCCCGGTCAGAGCTTGCACGAGCCACGGGTTTTCTGCCACAAAGTCAGAGGCCCACCCGAAAGCGTCCGCCCCGGTGTTGTAGAGTTTTTCGAGGGCGGGGTTGAGGGCGTCGCCGATGGCAATTTGGAGGTTATTTGTGGCCGTCACCATGCGCTGATGTGCAAATTCGGTCGTGTCGGCCATTGTCTGGAAGTTTCGCTCCACAGAGCCGGAGGCCGTCTCCATTTTCCCGAGGGTCTCGTTGAACTCGTCCGCTCCGCTGTTCAGAAGGGAGAGAGCGGCCTTGCCCGCCGTCGAGGAACTCCACAGGTTGGAGAAAGCGGTGGAGTTCCCGTCCACGCTGTCAGAGAGAATAGAGATCACGTCGGAGAGGGTAGCCCCGGAGCCCATGAGTTCGGCAAAGGATTTCCCCGTCTGCTCCTTGATAATGCCCGAGACGTTGGAGCCGTTCTTCCCCAGCTCGTCCAGCATGGCGGAGAGGTTGGTCGTGGAAATTGCCGTGTTCATGCCGTTTTTGGTGAGTAGGGCATAGGCGGTCGTCAGGTTTTCAAGGCTCACGTTGTAGGCGGCGGCGGTTGGGATCACCCGGCCCATGTTGGCGGCAAGCTCTCCCACGGAGGTCTTGCCTTCGTCCTGGGTCTTGACGAGCATGGAGGCCACCCGCTCGGACTCGGAGCCCTCCAGCTTATAGGCATTGAGGGCAGTCGTGAGAACGTCAACGGCGGTCGACGCCTCCGTAAATCCGGCGACGGAGGTCTTTGTTGCGGTGGAGACAAAATTCACCACGTCGGCGGTATCCACGCCCGCCGAAAGGGCTTGATAGGCCGCCTCGGCGAGTGCGTTTACGGAAACGCCTGTCTCCGAGGAGAGGGTCGTAAACTGCGCCTTGAGGGTTTCCAGAGGTACGACGGAGGTGTCGGCAAGGGTGGAGACCTTCGCCATTGCGGTCTCAAAGCCCGCCGCCGCCTCGGCGCACTCCATAAGCTCGTCGGCGATCTCCTTTACCGTCTTTGCGATCCCAGCGGCGGCGAGGGCAGAGGCTAAAGCCTCGATCCCTTCTTTGGAGTTCTTTACCTCATTCCCAAATTCGTCAATAGAGGTAGCACACCCGTCCGCCGCCTTTTCGGCTTCTGCAAGATACTTGTTGTTTTTCTGGATAGCGGTGTCGGTATCGTTTAGCTCGATTTTTGCGGTGTTAAGTTGCTTTTGCCATTCGTTGACGCCCCTCTTTGCGGCGTCCTGGTAGCCCTGGGCCTCTTGGAGCTCGGAGTTCCATTTTTCCAGCTCTGCGGTGAGAGCGGCTTGCTCCTCGGAGGTGTCCTCGGCGGAGTTTTTCAGCTCCTCAAGGGCTTTTTCGCACCGGGTGATATTTTCTTGGGCGGTAGCGGCCCGGTTTGCGTATTCCTCCTGTGCCCGCTGGGCGTTTTTCAGGGCTTCCTCAAGGGTGGCGACCTTTTCCTTTTGCTTGTCGTAAATGGAGGCAAGGGCCCCACCCTTTGCGGTGAGTGCCTCCATGCTGTTTTCGTTTCCCTGAAAGGAGGAGGTCACGAGGTCGAGATTAGAGCGGAGGACGGAGAGTTCCGATTTGATGGCCGCCGCCGACCGCTTATATTCGGCCTCGCCCTCAATGGCGAGCTTGGTCGAGATCGTTCTTACTGCCATAACGGACTCCTTTCTACTGGAAAACAAAATATTTTACTGGACATTCCAGTAAAACGATGTAATAATAGCCCCGGAGGTGTTCTATATGAAAAAAGCTCGTCTTTCGTTGCTCTTTACTTTCTTGTTTATGCTTTCCGCTTGCTCTTCCGGGCCCTCTGTGGAAACGACGCCGTCCCCCAGTGTAGGGCCTACGCCGTCCGAGGCCGTCCAGTCTGTGGAGCCCGTCGAGGATAATCCGCTCCTTGCGGCGGATTTTCAAGTCTACGATAATTTGAGCGGTAGCGGGAAAAAACTCGGTGAGCGTGGGAGGGTCAATGTCTCCCGTGATCTTCTCCCCGAGGTGTCCTCCCCCGAGTTTGCGGATATGCTTTCCGAGTTTGCGGATCAGCGGGTCAGTGGTGGCGGCTTTGACTATGTAACAATAGATTTTCGGGACGAAAAGGATATGGGGCTTGTTTTCCTCGGTGGTGAGAACTACGCCGACTATTGCGTGATTGGAGCCGAGGGAGTGGTCGGTGGTGCTTCTTACGGGCATTTTATACGGGACAGCGTCGGCGAGGTGTTTTCTTTTGTGGACTATGGCGTCCGTGAAATTTCTAATTTCACATGGCAACATGAGGCCATTGTAGGGGAGAATTACTTTTTGCCCGCTCGGGAGGAGGCTTTTTCGAGCTCCGCCGAGGAGAACGGTCTCTCCGGGGCCGCTCTTTACGCCTCCGGGGTTGTTGTAGACCGTCTTGATTTGTCCCATTATGACACGCTTAAAATTGAGACGGAGTACGGAAATCTCTATGCGTCAAAGGTTTCTATCTCATTCGAGGAGGTGGAGATCGGCGACGAGGTCACGGTCTTTTTCCTCTACAACGATTGGGAGGACGGGGTCGGAGTTCTCGGTCAATATGTCTATCACGAGTGACTGGTTTTCTTCTGCCGGAGGGGTTTTCCCTCCGGCTTTTTTACTCTTCCTCTTTCTTCTGCCCTACACCGTGGGCCTTGAGGTAGAGTTCCCAAAGGTCGAATATCTCCCCCGGGGTGGAGAGCATGGTCTCCCGCTTGGAAAGGCCGTTGATCGTCCCCATTCGGAGAAAGTGGGCCCGGGTCAGGTCGTTTTTTTTTGCGCCTGGAGTTCTACAAGGCCGAGGTCAACCTCTTCCTCATTCGCCACCTCCCGCCCAAAGCCCAACTCAATGGCGGAAGTAATGGCGGACTTGACGGCGTAGATTTCGGATGGGGAGAGTGTGGCCTTTATGGTGGCGGCGGAGACGATTTCCCCCGGGGCATACCCGAAAGCTCTCCGGGCAAGTTCCCCTTGCTCTGCGAGGATAGCGGCCACCTCCACGGCGGCGTCCATGGCCTCCTTGGTGTCCGGCGCATAGGCGGCGACGGCGTTTGTGACCTCGCCGAACTTCTCCCGGAGTGTGAACATGGCCTCCCCGGTAAAGGCAAGCGTTACCTCCCGACCGGCGAGAGTAATTTTGATCGCTTTCATGGTGTCCCTCCAAATATCAGGATAGGGAGGCGGGCTCGGCCCGCCTCCCGTTTATCCAGTTAGGCCACCTCTGCGGCCTGGTGCTTGAGCTTCTCGTCGCACCACGCCACGGCCTCGGGCTCGGTGTCGAACTCGTGGGTAATGCGCCAATCGTCGGAATTGGCCTTGAACACGGTGAAAGAGGTCGCACTCGTGCCAAAGGTGATAGAGTCCCCCTTGGTCTGGGCGGTGTCGCCGCCCAGGACGGCCTGCACACGGGGCAAGAAATAGCCCTTAAAGACCTTCTTCCCGTTCCGCATGAGGACTTTGTAGTAGGTCAGGCCGCCCACGGGGGCGGTGTGGCCCGCCTTGTAGTGGACTTCCTTTTCCTCCACCTCGGCCCCGTAGACCTCGGCGGCGATCTCGTCCACCATGTCGTCGGTCTCCATAGCGAGGGAGCCGCTGGCGAACTCGTCCACGCTCTCGGCGAGGGCGTCGTCTGCGTAGAGCTTGCCGGAGGCCATAGTGACCGTGAGGTCGGCCTTGACGAGCTTTCCGATGGTGACAGGGCCCGCCTCGTCATAGACGGGGAGCTTTCCCTCGGGCTCGTCGGTGATCTTGCTGAAACGGGGCCGCTTTGCTCCGAAACTTGCCATAATGATTTACTCCTTTCAGATTATAGGCCGTGGCGGTCAAGAAAGGCCCCGTAGACCTTCTCTCCCGCCTGGGCCGCCTTGGGTTCCGCCCGCTCGTTTGCTGTTCGGATAAAGGGGCGGGCGGGTTGCCCCCTTTTCCCGTACTCGTCGATAAATGCCACCTCGGCGGAGCGTTTGCCCTTCTCTCTCTTGCCCTGTGGGTAGATGGTGAGGGATTTCCCGTCCTTGGTTTTCTTTATCTTTGTCCGCTTGATGGCGGACGCCGTTTTCCCGGTGGAATATGGGCCCTTGAGCATATCCCGGGCGGTGATCCTTTGCTCGGCCTCCACAATGTCAGCCTCGGCGGTGAGAATATCCTCCGCCACACTGTCCGGGAGCTGGGCAAGGGCCCCGAGGTCGCCGATCAGGGCGTCCAGGCCGTTGACCTCAAATTTCGCCACCTATTCCACCCCCACGACTTCGACCATTTCACACTCAAAGACGAGGTGTTGGCCGTTCTTATCGGAGGCGTTCTCCATGCTGGGCCATGTCGCCCCGGCCCCGTGGAGGGCCTTTTTGACGGCCCTCCGCAAGGCGACGGTGTTGTAGCCGATGGGGGCGAAAAGGTGGGCTTGCACCAAAAAACGCTCATGGGAGGGCTCGTCGTCGCCGTAGTCGGTGGGGATGGAGTTATAGTTGAAAGTGAGATAGACCTCCTCCGGCCCCTCGTATGTGTCCGCATGAACGGGCCCCACAGGGCGTAGGGCGGCGGTCAGGGTTGCATTGATACTCACCCTTTCCCCTCCTCTCCGGGCGGCTCCTGGGCCGCTTTTGCGGCGACCGGGGCCTCTTTGAGATTGAGCTCCACTTTTTCACCATTTGGGGGAGTGTATGCTCTTACCACCTCATAGGGCTTTCCGTCGAACTCCACCCGCTCCTCGCCCTGGTAGTCCGCCGCTTTCACTTCCAGCACGAGAGCGATCTTGTCCCCGGCCTGCTTTGCGGTGTAGAACTCGGAGCGGGTGGCGGATTTCTTGTTGGTGAAAACCTCACGGCGGGTCTCTGTACGGCTTTTATAGCCCTCGCCGTCCTCGGTGAGTTCTACCTTGACGAGGATGGCAACGTCTTTCCAGTACATGACTACGTCGCCTCCCGGTAGGCAGAGGCGAGAGAGAGTTCCGCCCTCTGCATTTGGTAGGAGGCCCGGTATGCGTCGGCGTCCTCGTTGTCAAGGCCGAACTCGGCCTTGACGTAGGTGGAGATTGCCCGCTTAATGAGGGGGTCGGTCTCGTCCTGGGCCCGCTCGGTGGAAACGCCCACACGGACGAGGTCTCTCCGGGCGGCGAGGATCAGGTCACGGATTTCACCGTCGAGCTTGTCCGTCGTGATCCTCAAGTAGCCCCGAAAGTCGGCGAGATACTCCTCCGAAACGGTGTTGGTTGTCTCTGTTTTGGGTTTGTTCTCGCTCATGTTGGCCTCCTTATGCCTGGATCGTAAACGCCGCCGTCAGGGTGTCCGAGGCGGTATGTCCCTCCGCATAGGCTTTCGCCTTGATCATCACAGCGTCTGTAATTGGGATCGGAGCCGTGTAAAGGGTGGAGTTCTGTGTGGGGTTGGAGCCGTCCAGCGTGTAATAGATCTTCGCCCCGTCAGTAGCGGAGGCAAGGGCTACCTCCGTACCGCTGGCGACCTCCCCAGCGGCGGGCGTCGCCGCTGGGGTCTCGGTCTTACCTGACGGGACTACGCTTTTTTTACCCGGATAAAGCCGTTCTCGGAGATCACGTTGCCGCCCACCATGGCCGTCCCCATGACGGCCAGGAGGCCCTCGGCGAACTTGTAGTCCTTGGAAATCTCCACCTCGTAGGGCCCGAACAGGTCGAGCTGGTATGCCATGGGCTTGCCGTAGCACATGGAGTAGGCCCCTGCGGCGGTAGCGGCGGCGGAGAGGGCGGGCAGGTCGTCCACAATGCAGAAACGGACAGAGAGGCCGCCGTCCTTGATGGTGCCGGTGGTGGTGGAGTTCTCGGAGAACTCGATCTCATAGACCGCCTTCTTCTCATTGTCGCCCCGAATATCGCCGAAAGCGATCAGGTCGGCCTTGTTGAGGAGGAGCACCCCGCCTCCCTCAACATTGGCCGCTCCGCCATAGGAGAGGGCAATCTTGCGGAGGGTGGTCTCGTCGATGGTGGAGATGGAGAGATCGCTCCCGGAGTCGATGGCGGCGGCCTTGATAATGCCGGTGATCTCGGGGTCGGCGGCGGTGGCGTCGCCGTCGCCGGTGACGATCATACTCCCGACCTTCTGCCGGAGGGCGTTCATGGCGGAGTCGGAAGTCCTCGCCTGATAGTTGAGGGGGGTCGTCCGCTGGATATTCCGGGAGATATAGGACAGGGTGTTGACCAAAACGGGGACGATCTTGGCGATCTTGAGGGTGGGGGTGCTCTCGGTGGTCGCCGTTCCGTTGTCCTTCTTGGTCTTGGCGGTCTGGCCTCCGCTCACCTCATAGGCCACGGAGTCCTCGCCCATGCCGTCAGCGTCCACCACCCGCACCATGTCCACGATCCCGGAGACCAAATTCTGTCCCGGAGTGATCCCGGAGACCCGGGAGGGCTGGGCGATATTGCCCCCGGAAATAGTGAGGGAACGATAGAGGGCCTCGGTGGTGATCCGCATGGTGCCCTCACGGGCGAAACGCTGGGCCCGCTCCTCTGCGGCCTCGGGGGCAATGCCCTGCATGGCGGCGAGGTGGGCGGCCCGGCTGTCCAGAGTGCCGGGGCGACCGTCGCCGGTCTCGGCCTGGGGCGTACCGCCCCGCCCGACGATGGGGTTGACGGGGCCGGGGTGACCGCCGTCGCCCCCGGTGGGGTCGGTGGGCTGGCCGCCGTTCATGCCCCGGGTGACGGTCTCCCTCCGCTCAAGGGTGGTCAACTCGGCGGTGAGAGACCGGGCCTCCGTCTCCAGGCCGGTGATCTGCTCGTCGGTGAGGGCGGTCTCGGTGTTGGTGAGCTGGGCCCTGATCTCGGCGAGGCGGGCGTTGATCTCATTTCTGCGCTGTTCAAACATTTTTGTTTTCCTCCTTCTTGGTGTTGGTAGGTCTGGCGAATGTGTCAATATAGGCTACAATGCGTTTCCGCCACTGGGCTTGCTCCAAAGCCTTGATCTCCTTCGTGTACTCCTCCACGAAAAAGGAACGGGCGGAAATGTTCGTCTCCTCATACGCCGGAATATCCACGGCGGAGACGTCATATAGCTTTTTGATCTTGGTGATCGTCCGGGTGTGGGTGGTGCTGTCATAGCTGGCCTCACGCACTACGAAAGAAAAGCTCATGCGGTCAATGTAGCCGCCCTTGATCTCCTCGTAGAGCTTGCGGCCCTCCTCTGTCCCGGAGAGATCGGCCTCAATATGTAGGCCCTGGTCGTCAATCTTGAGGGTGAGGGTCTTATTGCGGAGGCGGGCGACCACCTTCCCGCCGTGGTTATAGTTCATAATCACGTCGGAGAGGTCGCACTCGTCGAAAGCGTGGCGGTCGATCACCTCATAAAACTTGATCCCGTCGCTCTCATAGAGGCACGTCGGGCGGTTGAATACCACCGCCGTCCCCCTCACCCGATAGGCGTTATCCTCTGTCCCCGCCTGGGCGGTAGCGGAGAGATCGACCGAGAGACGGTATTCCCGCCCCTGTTTCATGCGGAGCATGGCCGGGGTCGGGCCTTGGCTTTTTTCCTGTGGCATTGTTACTCCTCCTTTTCTGGCGCTTTTTCTTTCTGGCCCTCCTCGGGCTCTTTGGTCTCCTCCTGGCCGTTCGGCGGGGGTGTCTCCTCGGTCTTGCCTCCGGCGCTTGTGAGCTGGTATTTGTCCACGATTTGGGTATTTGCCATATTGAGGGACTGGACTCTTCGCTTGCCCTCCTCGCCTCCGATGGGCGCAAAGCCGAAAATCCCGAGGACTTGGTCGAGTTCAAGGGCCCCGAGGTTTGTCAGGAATTGGGCGGCGGCAGTTCTCTTTTCCAGCGTCTCAAACTGAATACGGTCAAGCTCACACAAAATACTATTGCCAAAGCCCCGCTCCCGCTCGGTAAAGAGCCCCCGGGTCAAGCCCTGGCCGAGTTGCATATAGAAGGGCAGAAGTCCGCCGCTGTAAAAAGCGTCCATCTCCTCCGGGGAGGCGGTGTTCTGAATGATCCCGTCATTCACGCCGAAATAGTTGTTGATCTCCTTCCTTACGAAATCAAGCTGGCCGGCTGGGATTGGGGTCGTCTTATCCGTTGCCGGGGTGTACTCGGCCCGGTTGTCGGTGACGATCACACCCGCCCCGTTGTTCTCCATGCGAAAGTTATCCCGGATGAAGTCGTCCCGCCGCTCCCGGAGGTCGGCGTCCTTTGTGGCGGTCTTGATCGTGAGAACGCCCCGGATCACCGCCACGAGTTGGGCAAATTTGCTCATAGACTGATTGAACGCCGAGGCCGTCTCCAACGTGGGCACAAGGGGCCGGTTATCATCCCCGAAAATATCATTGTCGAGGATATGGCGGCGGAGGTGAATAATCTCGTCATAGGGCACGGTGTAGACCGAGCCCGTAGAGAACACGAGGCGGGCGAACATGATCCCCATATTCTCCACCAACTCAACTCGGGAGGCGTTGATGGGGTAGAGGGCCGTCAGGGTGGAGCCGTCCCACACAGGGAGGATAAATGCGTTGTTGTAGACGAGATATTGAGCGGCGATTTTGTAATAAAAGGCGTAGGCCGTCATGTAGGGGTTGGGGGAAATCTGCAAAATTCGGTCAATGCTGTCCTTTGCGTCCACCCGGGCCCCGCCCGACTCCCGGATATGCCTCGGCTGGACTTTGGCGGCATTGCGGGCAAAGGCGTCAACGGCGGAGCGGACGGTGGACAAATCCCACGCCTGCCCAGAGAATGGGGTAAAGCTGTTGTCCCACGTTGAGAGGAGGCGATAGGGGCGGTAGTTCGCCCCCGTGCTCTGTGCCCCTTTTCCGAAAATGCTTTGAAAGAGTCCTCGTAGTGTCATTTTTTCACCCCACGCTATACATGAAATCTTCGTAATACTTGACGTAGATCACCCAGGCATTGAGGAGAGATACCGTCCCGTCAATCCTGCGCTTGTCGGTGATTTTCACCGGCTGAATGTTGTTGATCCCGGACTTTTTGACCGCCGTGTTGGTGAGGCACCAAACGAGGATCGGGTTTCCGTTGTAGTTGACCGTTTTCCCGTCCAGGGCGGCCCCCATTTCCCGCATGGGTTGAGACCATGTATAAGGCCCTTGGGCCACGGACTCCATCTCAAATCCGTTTGACTTCATTTCGTCTACCCAGTATCCGGCAAGGGCTCTGTCATATCCAACTTTTATCGTGGTGATCTTGTACTCGTCCCTCATTTGGCAAAACCACTCCGTCACGGCGGAATAGTTGACCCGGTTTCCCTCGCACACGGTCAGGAGGCCCTTTTGCTCCCATACCCGGTAGGGGGCCTCGGCGGTGTTCTTCTCCTCAAGGTCTTTGATCCGCTTTTCCGGGAGGAAATATTGCTGGAGCACATAAACGACGGGGTCGTCCCGCTTGCGGATGAGGAGGGTCGCACAGGTGAGGTCAGTCGTGGCGGAGAGGTCGCACCCGCCCACGGCGTAGGTATCAAATACGTCCTCCATGGTAAAGCGGAGGTCGCTCTTGATGGCCTCATAGGAGAGCCATACCGTAGCGGCTACCTCCCGGATATTGAAGTCCTTACACAGGACTCCCGGTAAATCGTCCGGCGAGGCCTTGGCCCGCTCGACAAAGGTGAGGAGGGTTTTATACTGCTTGATCGTCCCGAGGCCCGGGTTTGCCTTGGGCCACATGGCCGGGTCTGTCCACTCCTCCCGCTTGTCCAGCTCATAGAGAACAGGGAGGAAGGTCGGCTCCTCCATTTCGCCGTCCGCCACCTTGCAAGCGATCTCATAGAGGCTATCAAATACGCTCTCCCGTACTGTGCCCGCCGTTGTAATCATAATCACGAGGGGTTGGCGCCTGGAGGAGGTTGATTGCTTCATCACCTCATACAAATTTCTATCTCTTATCGCATGGAGTTCGTCGATAATGACAGCGTGTGAGTTGAGACCGTCCAACGTGTTGGAGTCCGAGGCAAGAGCTTCAAAGACCGAGGCCGTGGCCGGGAAAAATAGATCATTGCGCCGTTTTTTCAGTACGGCCCGGAGTTCCGGGGATTGCTTCACCATGTTTACGGCCTCGGTGAGGACTTTCTTTGCCTGATCCCGCTTTGTGGCTACGGAGTAGATTTCCGCCGCTCCCTCCTGGTCTGCAACAAGAAGATAGAGGGCGATTGCGGCGAGGAGGGTCGACTTGCCGTTTTTCCGTCCTACAAGGAACATGGTCTCTCGAAAGCGGCGGTAGCCGGTCTCCTTCTCCCGAAAACCGAAAAGGGCTTGTATGTAAGCCTTTTGGAAAAGCTCAAGGCGGAGCGGGGCTCCGATTATGCCCTGGGATTGTTTGCAAAACCTCTCTGCGAACTCAATAGGCCGTTCCCCGGCCTCCTCGTCGAAAAAGTATGGGGAGGAGGCTTTGGGCTTCGTGATCTCCCGGGCGAGGCGTTTGTAGACCTCCCGGACTCGGCGGCTTACTACGATCCGACCGGCCTTGATCTCCTCGTAGTAGTCGAGGACATAGTTCATTTTTTCACCGCTCCCGGGACGTTGGTGATAAATCCCATGAGTTCCTCCCCGGCTTTGCCCTGGGTGGTGTTGGGGAGGAGATCGAGGAGGCTTTTCGAGAGGGTGGTAAAGGACTTGATCGTGGCGTTATAGCTCTTGAGGGCCGGATTTTCACGTCGGAGCCGCTGGGCCCCCTGAATGAAATCTTCTATGACTTCTCCGTTGTTGATCTCCTTGGCGAGGCGTTCCAGTGTGACGGCGGTGGTGGCGAATTGCTGGATCAGTCCCTCGGCAAATTGCCTTTTTTCGGGGGGTAAATCTTTGAAAAGTTTTTTGATTTTGCGCTTTTTTTCTTCGATTTTCTCCCCGGTTGGGAGGGTTTCGTAATCCTTTTTCGATTTCGCCATATAAGGTAGTCCTCCTCTCTCTGGCGGCCTATACCCCCCCCTTATGTGTGCGCCCGGGGGGTCACAAACGAG